TACAATAAGGATACTGGCAGGTTGTCTGAGAGTGCTGATGTAGACTTTAATGATGAATCTGGTGATACACAACCCGAATTCTAATATGAAATCATGTATATTTGACATAGAAACAAATGGGTTAGATGATAAACTAGATAGGGTCCACTGTATGGTTATTATGGATACTAATACTAAAGAGGTTTCTGTATTTGAACCCTTTACTATGGATCTAGGTTTAAAGAAACTAGAAGAGTTTGATAGGTTGGTAGGTCATAATATTATATCGTTTGATTTACCTGCTTTAAATAAAGTATTCCAGTGGAAGCCTTTAGATAAACAGAAATTCCATGATACTCTTATTCTATCTAGACTTATCTATCCTAATAGAGCATCAATAGACTCTGATAATAAAGCTATTGAACCTCACCTATATGGCAGACATTCTCTTGAATCCTGGGGTCAAAGGTTAGGATTTAAGAAAGGAACATTTGGAGTAGATCAGAAAGTGTTTAGAACATATTCTATAGATATGATGGATTATTGTAGGAGAGATGTAGAATTAACTTATAAGTTATACTGTAAACTGCTAAGAGCAGGGTTCTCTGAGAAATCTATAGATATGGAACATGAGATCCATAAAGTTTGTCAAAAGCAAACTGAAGATGGATTCCCATTTGATGCAGAGAAAGGTGCTAGACTTTATGCTGTTCTCAGTTCAATGAGACAAAAACATAATACTAAACTTAAAAAAGTATTCGGTTCGTGGGAAGAGGAGGGAGAGACTTGGACTCCTAAAGTTAATAATAAGAAACTTGGATATACTAAAGGTGTTCCTGTTACTAGAGTAAAGACTGTCGAATTTAATCCTAATTCTAGACAGCATATTGCAAAGCGATTAAAGGACATTCACGGTTGGAATCCTATTGAATTTACACCATCTGGAGAGGCCAAGATAGATGAGACAATACTATCTAAACTACCTTATCCAGAGGCTAAACTAATGGCAGAAGCTTTTAGAGTTAATAAACTTATAGCACAGTTATCTGAAGGAAAACATGCCTGGCTTGACTTGGAAAAGAAAGGGAGACTGCATGGATCAGTCAATACAATGGGGTCAATATCTTCTAGATGCTCTCACACGCACCCAAACTTGGGTCAAGTGCCAAGTGTTAAAGCACCCTTTGGGAAGGAGTGCAGAGAACTATTTTATGCCCCTAGTGGATACTCCTTGGTTGGCTGTGATGTCGCAAGTCTTGAAATTAGGGTGGTTGGTCATTATATGGCTAAATATGATGGGGGTGTATTCGCTAATACTTGTGTTGAAGGCGATATACATGAGACTAATCGTAAAGCCACTGGTTTGGCTACAAGAGATCAGGCTAAAACTTTTATATATGGCCTCTTGTATGGCGCAGGAGATGCGAAACTTGGTCAAATTGTAGGACAAGGACCAGAAGAAGGTGCTAGACTAAAGACCACATTCTTTACTAATAACCCAGCATTTAAGAAGTTTAGGGATGATGTCTATAAGAGTGCTAAAAAGGGTTATTTAATAGGTTTAGATGGTAGGAAAGTACCTATTAGAGCTATTCATTCTTCTGTTAATTCCTTATGTCAATCTGCTGGTGCTATTATTTGTAAAAGATGGGTAGTTGAGTTTCATAAGCTAATGGAGAAAAGTGGTTACTTAAATACAAGTCATTGGCAACATAATGGTGTTGATTACCAACAAGTAGCTTTTGTTCATGATGAAATACAAGTCTTAGTTAAGAAAGGATTGGAGGATGAAATCGGTAAAAAGGCAGTGGACGCAATTACCCTTACCGGGGTTCTCTATGACCTCAGAGTACCTCTTACAGGAGAATACAAAATCGGAAGAACTTGGGCAGATACTCATTAATAAAGAAACGCTAGTTAAAGGCGAGAACATACAAGAGTGGAGGACACTTGGAGAATATACAACTTCTGATTGATGGGGATATCCTTATATATCGTAATTGTTCAGCATCAGAGAGAGAAATAGACTGGGGTGATGACTTTTGGACTTTACACTGTGACTTCAGGGAAGTCAAGAGTTTAGTTGATTCTGAACTTAGTAACTTAAAGAGAGACTCAGGGGCAAGTGAAATATCAATATGTTTATCTAGTCCGAATAATTTCAGGAAAAATATATTCAGGGATTACAAAAGTAATCGTGTCCACAGAAGGAAACCAACATGTTTTAAAATCACTAGAGACTATTTGAAAGAAGAGTATGATTGTCTAGAGTCACATGGTTTAGAGGCAGATGATCTAATGGGTATAAAGAACACTGAGTTTCCAGATCACTGTTGTATTGTCTCTGTAGATAAAGATCTACAAACTATTCCTGGTATGCATTGGTCCTTTGAGGATAAGAAGATTTATAAGATAAAGGATTATGAGGCCCAGTACAATTTCCTTGAGCAGACATTAACAGGAGACCATGTAGATGGGTATCCTGGGTGTAAGGGTATAGGACAAGTTAAAGCAAGGAAAATTTTAAACAATATTGAGAGAGATTTTGAGTCAAGGTGGAATGCTGTGGTTTCAGCCTATGAGAACTCAGGGTTTGGAGAAGAGTATGCTATTACTCAGGCAAGGATGGCTTATATACTACATAATACAGAATGGAATGGATTGGATAAGGAACCTACATTATGGACACCAAATCGCTTAAACAACGTGAGCAGTTAAGGGGGTATATCATGAGTAACTATGATCGTGATGAGGTAGAAAGACAAGAGAGAAAATCAACTATGCCTTTGTACCCCGATGATACTAAACAATATGATCCAGACTTAAGATATACAGAGGAGGATGATATTAATTGGCCTAAACATTATACATCTGGTTTTGGTATTCAGCCACTTGATTTTATAATGAAGAATGAGCTTGACTTTGTTGAAGGTAATATAGTAAAATATATATCTCGATACGATATGAAAGGAGGTATAAAGGATCTAAAGAAAGCTAGGTTCTATATAGATAAACTTATTGAAAAAGAGGTAGTAAAGAATGGATGATTGGACTGTACACGAACCAAAGTTACCAACTCAATACCAGCAGTTCATACATTTATCTAGGTATTCCAGATGGGATTATGATAAACAAAGAAGAGAAAGCTGGTATGAGACTGTCCTGCGGTATTTTGATTTCTTCGGTAAGAAGCTAGATATTAACTTCAATGAATCACAGACCACTCGTGACTTATTTGAAGCTGTTTGCAATCTTGATGTTATGCCTAGTATGAGGTGTCTTATGACCGCAGGACCAGCTTTAGACAAAGAGAATATAGCAGGTTATAATTGTTCTTATATTCATGTTGATTCACCAAGAGCATTTGATGAGATTGTATATATATTAATGAATGGGACAGGTGTAGGGTTTAGTGTTGAAGAGAAGTATACAGGTAAACTACCTATAATACCAGAGAAACTTCATAATTCTGATACCAAGATAACTGTAAGAGACTCTAAACTAGGATGGGCAAAAGCTTTTAAAGATCTTATTGCTCTTCTATATGCTGGTGTTGTACCCCAATGGGACATGTCCAAAGTAAGACTAGCAGGATCAGTGTTAAAGACATTTGGTGGTAGGGCAAGTGGGCCAGAACCCCTTGACCAGTTATTTCAATATACTGTTAGAGTATTTACACGCACAGTTGGGCGTAAACTTAGACCAATAGATTGTCATGATATTATTTGCAAAGCAGCAGAGATTGTGGTGGTTGGGGGTGTTAGGAGGTCTGCTCTTATTTCTCTTAGTGATCTTGGTGATGAGTCAATGCGTAGAGCCAAGACAGGAAGATGGTGGGACCAGAATCCTCAAAGAGCACTTGCTAATAACTCCGCAAACTACCACTCAAAGCCAGATATGGGAACCTTTATGCAAGAGTGGGTATCCTTGTATAACTCCAAGTCAGGAGAACGAGGAATCTTTTCAAGTGAAAATGTTAGAAAACATACAGAGAAACTCGGTGACCGTAGAGAACCTAGGGAAGACTTCGGGACTAATCCCTGTTCTGAAATAATCTTAAAGTCAAGAGAGTTCTGTAATCTATCTGAAGCTGTTATTAGAGAATCAGATAAACCAGTAGATATAATAAAGAAAGTAAAGTTTGCAACTATACTTGGTACATTACAAAGTACACTAATTGACTTTAGATACTTGTCTTCAGAGTGGAAGAATAATTGTGAGGAAGAGAGATTATTAGGAGTATCTTTAACTGGTATAATGGATAATCGTATTCTTTATTATCCAGATCCACCATTTTTAGAGAAACTAAAGAAAACAGCAATAGACACAAATATAGAGTGGTCTA